AATGGTTACAGGATAATGTTAACTGGGGCGATTCTAATTATTTTTGTGATGAGGCTGATATAGCAATTAACGATCCTCTTATGCAGACTATAGACATCTATGATTGTTACACGCGTAATGCTGCTGGATTCTCTAATGTGCCACAAGACTTATGGTTCGGTTCTAAGACTCCTAAGTCTCGTTGGCATAATGAATCACGTAGAGAATTAAATGCATCTAACGATAGTATTGATTGGGATATGAAAACCTGGCTATATGTGTTTCTATGCCATCGCTGTTTTGGCTCTGGTGCATCATTTGAGAATGATCATGGGTATCGTAATAATATAGTTCAGCATTGGGGTAAGTTTAAAAACATTGAAGAGATGGCAGCAAACATGGTTGACATTAAGTCACGCGGTATACCAATGTTTACCTCTATTGGTAACCAACCACCAGCTCCAAAGAAAGGCACAAGTAACGTCGACTTTATGTCATTAGAACTTCCATCACTCATTGAACGTTTTCATTCATGGTTAATATTAGAAACTCGTGGGCATAAAGACATAGTAGACTATCTTAATGCATATAACGCTGAAGTAGGTCATAGGAAGTTTAACTTCGTATATGCAGCATTCTCAATGGATTGCTCTGATTATTATCCTGAATATGTTGATGTTAATTCACATACGTACCTAGGTAATAACGCAGTACGATGCATGAAACGACTCTCAACAGGATGGAAGCCAGATGACTTTATGGACATACTGGTTGAACGTACAGGTGGTAAGGCAAAAGATCTAGAGGATGTTATGTGTGATTTTGTTAGATTTGGTCAGAATTATGTACCACGTGGTAATGGAACATTCGATCATGTACCATCTTCTTTATCAAATGCCTCAGGTTGGGTGTCTGGATGGGATCAAAGGCAAGGATCACCGCCAGAAAAAGGTTTACAATTGGACTCATTCATGTTATAATATGGGTATCAATAAAAAACTGAAGCAAAAATAATGATAATATGTATGTACATTAGCCTCAAAACAGTGTATAATAGGTCTTATCAATCGAATTACTAGGAGTATTATATTATGTCAATAATGAATAAATTGAAAAAGAACTCAAGGCTAAAGCATACTGCTGTCCTATCTGAGTCAATCTTTTTCTCTGAGAAGGACATCATTCAAACCGATGTTCCTATGATTAACGTAGCACTATCTGGAAGTTTAGATGGCGGATTGGTTCCAGGCCTTACAGTCTTGGCAGGTCCATCTAAACATTTTAAGACAAGCTTTGCACTGAAAATGGCAGCAGCCTATCTTAATAAGTATCCTGAGGCTGTAATGTTATTCTATGATTCAGAATTCGGCTCACCACAATCATACTTTGAAGCCTTTGGTATTGACACATCGCGTGTATTGCATACACCTGTTGCCAACGTCGAAGAATTAAAGTTTGATATGGTTAACCAATTAGAAGAAATTACACGTGACGATAAAGTTATTATTGTAATAGATTCTATTGGTAACCTTGCAAGTAAGAAAGAATTAGATGATGCATTAAATGAAAAGTCTGTTGCAGATATGACCCGAGCAAAAGCTCTTAAGGGTTTATTCCGTATGACCACACCATTCCTTGCAATGAAGAATATTCCTTTACTTGCAGTCAATCACACCTACCAAGAGATTGGTTTGTTTCCAAAAGCAATTGTATCAGGTGGCACTGGTATCTACTACTCAGCGGATAATATATGGATTATCGGTCGTCGTCAAACTAAGACAGGCACTGAGGTGACTGGATATGACTTTGTTGTTAATATCGAGAAGTCACGATTCGTTAAAGAGAAGTCAAAGATTCCTATCTCAGTATCATGGGAAGGCGGTATTGAAAAATACTCAGGATTACTTGATGTTGCTCTTGCTGGTGGTTATGTTATTAAACCTAAGAATGGCTGGTATGCATTAGTTGATAAGTCTACCGGTGAAGTTGTTGGTGTCAATCGACGTGCTAAAGATACTGCATGTGCAGAATTCTGGGATCCAATCTTTAAGGATACAGACTTTGGCGAATTCATTAAGAACCAATACTCAGTTGATCGTAAAGCTGAACTAGGTGAAGACTTCCTTGATGCTGTACCGGAGATTGAATATAATGATGAGTGATCCAGATCTAATCGCAGTAGGCATTGCTAAGACATTTATTGTTGGGGTATTTGTTATAGGAATGATTAGTCTTGTACAGGAGATGATTTTATGATGAAGTATGAGCTAGTCGATGATAAGAATGACGATGAGCATTTTGCAGTTCGCATTACTGAAGGTATGTATGCAGATACTGTATATCGTTATAATGAAATTAAAGTGACTGAAAATGACGATGATTTTGCCACCTTAAAGTTTGATTATAATATTACGGAGGGTAATACAGAGCTCCATGGAGATAAAGAATTCGAACAAGAGTTAGGAAAGATTCTACACGAAGTCTTAATTGAAGCAATTGATTATAAAACAGAAAGTGCAAGTGATAAAGGGAAAAATACCTAAATGAATCCAGATATTCAGTCATTGATATTACGTAACCTTATTAGTAATGATGTTTATATGCGTAAGGTTATTCCTTTCCTTAAACGTGAATACTTCGAGGGTCCATTCAAGACTGTGTTCAATGAGATTATATCGTTTGTGGGTAAGTATAACAACTTGCCTACATTCGAGTCATTGTCTATTGAAATGCAAAACTCAGATATATCAGATCAGCAATTGACTGAATCTGGTAAGGTATTATCCAATATCACTTCAGTAGAGAAAGATGCCGACGTCGATTGGCTTCTAGAGAGTACTGAAAAGTGGTGCCAAGACCGTTCTATATACTTAGCTATTATAGAATCTATTTCAATCATTGATGGTAAGCATGAGAATCTTAGTAAGGATGCATTGCCAGACTTATTGCAGAAAGCTTTAGCTGTCGGATTCGATACTAATATCGGTCACGATTACTTCGGTGCTGTCGATGATCGTTATGAATTTTATCATACTACGGAAGAACGTATGCCATTTGACTTAGAGAAGTTTAACTCTATTACAAAAGGTGGTCTACCAAAGAAATCATTATCTGTTGTCATGGCGGGTACTGGTACAGGTAAGTCGTTATTTATGTGTCATGTTGCCGCTGCTGCATTAAGTGCAGGACAAAACGTTCTATATATTACTATGGAAATGTCAGAGGAACGTATCGCAGAACGTATTGATGCTAACCTAATGAATGTGCCTATTGATAAAATCGAAACATTGTCAAAAGAATCATTCACAAATAAGATGACTAATATCTCTAAGAAGACTGATGGTAATCTTATTATTAAAGAATACCCTACTGGTTCTGCTCACGCAGGTCACTTTAGGGCATTGATTGCTGAATTAAGCTTAAAGAAAAAGTTTAAGCCAGATATTATTATGATTGACTACATCAACATTTGTTCATCCTCACGGATTAAGAACGGCTTGGGTGGAAGTGTTAATACATACTCATTAATCAAATCAATCGCAGAAGAATTACGTGGTTTATCTGTTGAGAATAACGTACCAATATTGACTGCAACACAGACAACAAGAAGTGGTTTCTCTAATACTGACATTGGTCTAGAGGATACTTCAGAGTCGTTTGGCCTACCAGCTACGGCTGATTTAATGTTTGCCTTAGTAAGTAATGAGGAATTACAATCATTGAATCAAGTAATGGTAAAGCAGTTAAAGAATCGTTATTCAGATATAAATGATAACAAACGTTTTATCCTCGGTATCGATAGAGCTAAGATGAAGTTATATGATGTTGAAGAATCTGCACAAGGTTTGATGACTGGAGAAACCCCAATGCCGAATAGCTCAAGTAATGCTTTCGGTAAAAGAGAAAACAATTTTGAAGGATTTAAGCAATGATGAAGTACAATGAAGATGAAATATTAGCTGAAGTAGAGGAATATATAGAGTCAACCTATTCTTCTCACTATGCTAAAGGAGATTCTCTACAGACACTTGATGTCTATAAAGCATTAGGATCTGCACAAACCACTTGTAGGGATACCGCTATCAAGTATCTTATGCGATATGGCGAGAAGGATGGGTTTAATCGTAAGGATATGATTAAAGCAATACACTATATTGTGCTTATCCTTGGTATAAACGATAAAGATAAGGATGATATAAATAATATCAATCCAAACAAAGGCAATAATAATGAATTTAATACCCGACGTTGAACCAATTGAATCTGCAAAAAAATGTACTAAAGTAAAAGCTACTTTAGATGAAATGTTCAC